ATAATGAGCAACGTGAACGCCGCATTAATTGTTGTTTGAAAATTGAGTTTTTCTGAAAGCTCAACGACTAACCCTTTTAAATCTTCTGCTTTAGTGAGTGCTTCCTTAGCGGTTTTTGCCACTTCAATAATAGAAGTAGAACCGTTTGCAGTAGTCACAATAACGCCAGCACCGCCAGCTTGAATTGTTGTAGATTGAGCGACTGTTTTCACAGGCATTTCAACATTTTGCGACTTCAAAGCTTCGTTGAAAATTTCAGCATAGCCCGCTATCGTTGCCGCCTTATCCATGCTGTTAACAATACGTCTCATCTGCTTAAAGTCGTTAAATTCGCTAAGTTTTTTAGTGGTGAACCACCCCTGTTTCATGCCTAAAACAAGGATTTTAGCAGAAATACCAATATCAAGCGCAAGGCTTGGGTTATCATAGAGAGGAAGGTTTAACGCTTTTCCTGCCTTGAGATAATTATAATCATGGGTGAGCTGCACAAAACCGCGCCCATAATAAATTTGCCCATTATCTTTCGGTTGCCCATATGGGTAACCTTGCCCCCTGCCGCGTTCTTCAATCGGCTGCATTGTGAAAGCTGTTTCATGATAAGAAGTAGCCAGCACATAAGCGAGCTTGCGGTCTATCAACGCGCCCCCATCTTCAACCCACGTCTTAGCGATAATATCGCAACCGTCAACGAACCCTTGACTAAGCGTGCCGTGACCTAGTTTTCTGCGGATTACTTGATAAAATTCATTAGATAGCATCTTTAATTCCTTTTAAAGCTAACTCAAAACCTTCTTTAAGCTTTTCGATTTTATTAGCCAGATTTGCCGCTTCATTAACTTTTTTTTCGGCTAATGGGCGTTCAAATTGCGGCTTCTCATAAGACCTCACACACATTCAAGATAAATCTTGAACGATCCGCCGCTTTTTACACGCAGAAAACTAGGCGCGAACGCCAGCACACTGCTCGATTTCGTCGCAATCAAGATGCCTGATGACCGTCGAACCGACGATGCCGTCAGCGCTGTAACGTCTTGATTCTGAGGATACACCGTCAAATTACTACCAATCGCGCTGAACTGGACCGACGGGGTTTTAACCATTTCGGGATATTCGAAAAAGTATTCGCCGGTCACAGTGTCCAGCACATAGCCGTTCGCAATCGCGGTGAACGCATCATAGCTAAACACTTGCATATGGTTTGCACACTTTACGCGCTCAGAAATGACGTCAGTCGGCGCAAACGGCGTAAATTCTTGCCCAAGCTCGGCTTTCATGCCCAGAATCGTAAAGTCCATCGCTGTGCTTAGGAAGCTCGACAAGCTAAAAGTCACACTCGGGTTTGCACCGACGGTCTTAGGCGCAGCAAGCGTACTAAAGATTGGCACAACGACAAGTCGGGCGGTGGCTTTCCAGATCCCGTTCGCGGGTTGCGTTGTGGTCACGACTAACTGCGAAGCACTGACCGGCGCATCACCGTTGTCTGCATCTCGGACACACTGGAAACGCAACGTGTTTGGTGGATTGCCCATCCCCCAGATCTGGAAAAGAATAGTATTTTCCTGCACCTTAAAAAACAAGTCACGGTTAAAGTGTCGCTGCTCAAGCCCGATAAAGTCTTCAGCCGTCGCTGTGATCTTGTAGCCGTACTGACCACGGAATGGCAGCAACTTCGATTGGTTCATTGTCAGACTGACTTTTTCCACATTCGCCACACTGCCTGACGGGTTGAACCGCCAGCGGTTTGCAGTCGAGATTGTGCTAATGCCTGTTGCGGGAAAACTGTCACCACGATCCCAGAAATCAAACGTGGGATTGTGTAGCAAATTCTCACCTGCGTGCAGCGAACGTGGCAGCATCATGTGACGCGCTGTATGCCCAACATACACATGCGAAACTGACGGCTGTGTCGTGCTGTTGTCAGTCTCAGAAGCGTTTACAAAGTAGATAAACTCATCTTCAGCGCGACCATCAGGAATGATCGTCATATAACCAAGACTACGGTTAGCACCTTTTAGCGCCGTCCGACCAGCTTTGTTTTTAAACATCTTGTTTGCAAAAACATACTGCGGATCGTCTTCGATGACAGTGCAGCGGTTCTCAAATTCAATTGTTGCAGGCGTAAAGTCACGCGCAAAAAGGTACACAAATAGCCGACCACGATCAACGATTGCTTGAACAGGGTGATTACCAAGCGGAACGCCAGTATCTACTAGTGCAGACCAGTTGACCTGATCGACGGACGTGCTAATGCGCAGATTCGCTGCACCGCGCACAAAAGCAATCCACTTGTTTTCTGTGCCGACCCGCACAACATACGGTTCAACACCCAGCAAGCCTGACATTGTCTGACGTGTCCATGTCAGACCCTTGTCGTTTGTGACAAGAGAATAACTTTCATTACTCGCGTAACCGTAGCAAATGTATGACTGACCTGGCGTGCCGCTTACTAATGGCTGAGATGGACCATATACAAAAACATAGGGTGCGACGTTTTCAAGAATCGTCCAAGTGCTAATCAGTTCTGTGGTGTACCAGAAATCAGTGCGTGGTGACAGCGCCGTGTTGAATGGAATCACAGTGACCAAGACACCGACCCGATCGCCCATATCGACGATTTTTAAGTCGGCAATATCAGCATCAGGGTAGCTGTGGACAGTCACTTGCTTGCTAAATGTCACACCAGAGTCTTCGCTGTACATGGCAAAGATCGGGCTGCCAGCGCTGCGGTCATGGCGGTGTGCTGGCTTAACCAGCGCCATCACTTGTTTGTTAAGCAAAGTGATAGCGTCAAAACACCAGTAGTGCTGTAGACCATCGCCCATCGCAACAATCGAATTTCCGTCGATTGGGTTGTCCAGCGGATTTCGGCGCAAGCTTACAGCGCCACCTGGCGTGACAAAATCGCCGTTGAAATAGCGGGCATTTTTTGGAATAGCTGCGACTTTGTAGGCAAAGCCTTTCAGATCAATGCGACTGCCCAGCAACTCTGGAGGAACTGCATTGAAAACAGCAGTATCGTCAGTCACGCCGTCACCTTTCGCTCCAAATTGCTGAGGGATAAATTCTCGTTCGAGCATTTGCCAAGCAACCGCGCCACCATTGCTTAAAACGTGCCACGGTTTTAAAGGTGAAGGGATTGCAGAAAGGCGCTTATAAGTTGCCCCACCGCCATCATTGACAGCATAATAGCCATTGGTTCTTATGGTTTGCAAACCAACTGGAAAGGTCAATGAACTTATTACAGTAAAAAATGGAACAGGAGCGATAGGCTGATTTGTAATAACAATTTGAGCATAACCTTCCGTCTCATCTGCGCTAGCGGCAGCCGCTAATGCGCTTGCTGCAGCTTCAGATGCACTTGCTGCAGCCTCATCACGCGCCTCAAAAATTTCACTTGCGGCAAGCGCAAATTCGTCAATATCACGGCGTAGCTCTTGGTCTGTCGTTGTTTGAACATCTAATTCTTTTTCTAGCGATTTCGCCACTAAAACTTGATTGCGCGTAACGTCTGTCACTCTAGAAGCAAGCCTTGCGCTTTTTATCCGAATAACAACTGGCACAACTGCCAAATAAGGTGAGACGATAAAGGTGATAGTTGCATGACGAGTTATCGGGTTAATCGCTACAGTATAAGCTGAAGAAGCGACGGTTGAAAAGAATGAGGGACTGCCTTGCTTTTTATAAACCACAATATCTTGCACGTCGTAAACATAAACGGGCAAGCTAAACACCGTTTGATTTGGCGCGCAAATAATATCACGAGAACGATAATCACGGTTAATGGGGTTTAAAATAGACATGATAAGCCTTGCTTGTTAGGCTCATTATTAAGGGTGATTTTTTGTCGTTAAGTGTTATTTTGGTGAATAATTTGGGGCTTGCGTTGGAAACGCATCACCGGGTTGCCACCAAAATTCTTGACCTGTTTCTTTTCTCATTTTACGCGCCCTATCGGCAAAGCGGCGATGGCTATCAGGGTCTGCTAAATGTTGCATTTGGTCAAAAACCATGCGCTGCATCGCAAGCTTAGAATAAAATAAAGTTGAAGCAACGGGCGTATTTTTACTTAAAAAATCAACGCTATCACGTTTAAAATACGTTTTTTTACCATCAGCCGCTTTCATTGTATTGCCAAGTGTGAGCTTTAGCAAATCATTAGCAACGCCTGCTGTTGGACCCATCAGGGTAACAGGCAAGCTATGCCCAAAGCGCGACCAATCATCAAACAGATAATCACCAAGAATGCCTAAGCCGCCGCCAGTTTTCATGGCGGCAATTAAAAATTTATGGTCAGTTATGTCTTGCATATCTTTGCCATTAATCACATTTTTAAGCTGCATTGCCAAAGCACCCCCAAGCGTAAGCGACAATAAAAGTGACCCCGCATAGACTGCGCCGTTAACACCGCCACGCGCAAACTCATTTTGAATGGCTTCTAATTGCAACATGGTAAGTGACAAGCCATATGATTTAAACTGCAAGCCACTTTCGACCATTTCACCTAGAACAGTTCCGCGTGCTGTGCTTCCTGTTAACAATGAGCGCGAACGGTGTGTTCCTGTTGGCACAGCCCGTTCCGTTTGCTGCAAGATTGCCTCTAAAAACTTTTCACTGGCTTCAACCGCATAAATGTTTGACGATTTCCGAACATCGACAGGACGAAGAATGCCCGATGAAGCGCGGTCAGTTGAAAATACTTCAGCACTTCTTAATGCGTCCCAATGACCTTGTTTAAAGCCATACCCCTCTAGGGTTCGCGCATAATAGGGGTTTTGCGTTTTTAACGCACCCCATTCAAGCTTTTTATGATCAGCCGCAACCGCCATAAAATCCATCGCAAAAACATGGCGGCGGGCTTGTGTCATCGGCTCTAAAAACGACCATTGAACCGTGCGGTCAGCCGCGATTTTTGACCATTGACTGCCCATCAGCTTTAAAGACTGTTGCCCACCCTCATGCAACATATTCACCGCATCATCTAATATGATGCCAGCGCGAACTGCATCTTCTTTTAAACCTTTATTAAATGTTTGAAAAATCACGCCAAAAGCCTTTGTGACAGGCAAGCCCGAAATTTTACGCGCACTTGCATCAACGAAAGGGTCTGTCGTTCCTGCTAGAACCGCTGCACCGCCCAATTTTGCCGAAGTGATAAAATTACGCGCCGTTGCGAAGCCTTGCGCTAAATTGGCATTTGCCATTTCACGCCCACGGATTGATTGCCACAGGCTTTCAAGTTTTGCGGTTTTAGAAAAGAAATGTGAATGAGCATCAACATTAATCTCGCTAGGGTCAAGGTTGAATTTTGACGCCTGCCCTTTCATCGCTAACGCCCATTGGCTTTGAACGCTTGATTTTAAATAATTTATCATTGCATCAGGGTTAGGTCCTAACACTTCCATTGCAGCTATATCACCCGCCATCGAATTGATATGGCTAGAAATATCCGCCCAAGCATCACCCGAACCGAATTTGTCGCTATAGGCTTTCCAACCTTCGTAATCTTTAAAATGCAAAAAGCGGTGTTCTGCCCGTTGCGTTGCCAGCGAACCCTTTTGCAAATCTTGCAAAGACGGTGTCACTTTATTCATGCCGCCTGTGGTGATGCTATCAAACGAATAATCTAACACTTGTTCAAAACGCGCCGCCGTTAATGGCTCATTGGTTAAGGGGTCAACCATGCGCTCTTTGTTGAGCAACGGTTTAATAAACTCTTTCCATTGCGCCCGTTTTTCGGCAATATCGCCCTTAAGTGCCAGCAGTTTAACAGCGTCATGCTTTTGCGGCAAGCCATAGCTTTCCAGCTTTCCAATCGCGCCGCCCGCAACATTATAACGTTGGCGCAAGGTTTCAAAGACTTCCGCTACTGATTTAGCACCTTCTTTGGCGACAGCGTCACCGCTATCATGGCTAAACAATTCTTTGACGATATTTTCAATGCCGTCCTGGTCTTCACGTTTGCCCGAGATTGAAAAGAACTTGCGGCGATGCGCTAACAAGGCGTTTGAAATTTCGCTATGCGCTAACCCAATCAATGTTTTAGTTTTACCAACAACGCTAGAGGTTTCAGAATAACCGTAATTTTCAAGCAACCGCATAGAGGCTTCATAAATATCATGTTTGCCCCATGGGTTGGTATAATTGCTTAAATGGTCATTAACCCGTTGGATAGCGCCCCGCGTTAAGGCGGCGCGGCGTTGACTTTCAATTTTTTCAGCATCATATTTTTTAACCCACGCTTCTTTTGCAGAGCCTAAAGCTTCGGTGTCACCCATATTAAGGCGCTTTTGGGCGTAAAATTCTTGAAAATCTTCATACATTTTATTCGCGGTTTTTTCATCAACCACGCCTTGCGCCACCGCGCTATCAAGACAATCTTTAATGCTCATGTCAAACTCCTTATATCGCTTTGCAGGCTCTCGCTAAATCACTGGCAATCACTTCAACAGGCGTATCTTTAGCCAGTTTTGGCAATGTTTCAAGTGGCGAGGTTTGTGGGGTTGGTTCATCGAATAGCGAAAGCGTTTGCTCCTCATTCGGCATAACCTCATCAGCTTTACGGGCTAACTGTTTACTTGAAGGTTCACCCGCCTCAAATGGCTTTAAACGCGGCTCTTCTTTATTCAAAAATGCCAAGCCGTTTTCTTCAAAGTCTTTGGTGAATTTATCGATAAATTGACGCGACGCCTCTTTCACCTTCATGCCTTGTTGCACAGCTAGCGCATAGTCATTCAGCATATCTGAGACAGGGCTTTTCGATTGCGCCAATCGTTCGATTAACTCACGCACTTGCCCTGCTGTCATGGCAGATTGATTATTAACCGCCTCGTTTAAAACATTGCCTGCACTTTCAATTTTAGCGGCTTCACGATTGAGCAAGCCAAAAATCTTTTTATCGCTTGCCAATTCACGCAACACATCATCTAAAACCTTCATGCGTTCTTCATAGAGGGCGGAAGCCATAAGGCGCGAACCGAACATATCAAATTGCTCTTCTTTGGCAAAACCCGATTGCAAAACATCGCGCACTAAAATGCCTGCTTGGCGTTCTGTTTCAGGCTTCAATTCAGCGAGAACCTTCATAATCGCCATTTGCTCTTGCGGGTTATTGGTTGCTTGCGCCACAAAAGCCGCTTGCCTTTCAGGCACAATGCCATTGACCACAAAACCTAAAGCCTCGTCGTCAAGCTTTGAAAGCCACACGCCCGTTTTAATGGTCTGTGACGATTGCCCAACAGTGCTATCAAGCAATTCAGGCATTTCCTTTAAAATACGCGCCGTGTCAATCGCGCTTCCACTGCCTTCTTGAATGTTCTTTTTAGCTGCAAGCACCCGAACTTCACGCGGCAACCAGCCATCTGCTTCTTTAAAAACATACCCATCAATATTGATTTTATCTTCAAGCTTCTCATTCAGCAAACGCGAGGCTAGCCCCAGCCTTTGGTGACCATCAGCGATAAAGCGTTGCCCGTCTTTGCCCTCAAAGAAGAAAGCTTTGCCAGAGGCTGTTGCGTCCCATTGGCGCACATCGCGAAGCCGTTCTGAAACACCCGTTGCATCGCCGCCGCCCTTATATTGAAATGTTGCGGCATCCGCTTTTAATGAAGCTGCGTCAACGCCTTCAAAATGAACAGGCTTCCCGAATATTTTTAAAGCCTCATCACGAGGAGAGATTTCTTCGCTCATCAAACGCATCAAGTTTGGCTCATTGGGCGGCGGCGGCAAATCTAAAATTGGTTCAGGAAGCGGTGCTTTCTTGCTTTGCAAATAATCTATATGCTGTTCAATTTTTTCTTGAACAAGCGGCGATTTAAACGTTGCATCGCCCCCTTCTAAAGCGGCGTTAAACTTCTCTTTTTCCGCCATGCCCTTCAAAAACGAAATATCGCCTTCACTTAAATCAGGATTAAGCTTTAACGAAACATCAAGCGTCTCGCTGGCTGTCGCCTTGCCATCATAGACATTTTTCAAAGCGCGGCGTAGTGAAGGCGCAACCTCTTTAACGCCTTGCGCCGCGCCGCCAATGCCTGCGCCTAATGCACCCGCCGCCAATACATTAAGCGCACCCTGCTTAAAACCATGCTCTAACGCCGCCTCATCACGCCAATCTTGAACAGCAAATTGAACAGGAACGGTGGCGGCGGCATTAATCGCGCCCGCTTTAAAAGCCCCGCTTGCAATGCGGGTTAAAGCTGTTTTGCCTGCGCCACCCGAAGGGTTTACGAGCAAAGACGCATAGGTTATCGGGTCATAACGCGCACCCCAAACAGCACCGCCAAGCATGCCGCCAAGCCACATGAAGTTATTCATCTCATCGCGATTATCGTTTTTTTCAACCGATTTATCAGCATTGAACGCTAGCTGTTGCGCTTGTCTTTCAAATGCCGTGTTTAAATCAAGCTTCCCTAACTTATCAGGGTGCGCTTGCTTTAAAGCCGTAATCTGTTCAATGAAGCCATCAACTTTTTCGCTTGCTTGCCTGTTAATATTTTCCCATTCTTCTTTATAATCAAGATGGGGGTCATAGTTGCTATAATCTGCCATTGGCGCGCCAACAAGCGGGTTTTCAAGCTTAACGCCTGTGTTTTTTTGAACCTGTTCTATCATTGTGTCAAACACTTGTAGCTGTGCAATTCTTCGCGAATTTGAGCTATCAACCAAGCGGGTTTGCTGTTCATGGGCGTTGAATGTTTCTGAAACGGCTTTCCGCTTTTCGGGGTTGGCTAAATCAAAAGGCAGGGTCACAAGGTCTTTTAACCAATGCCCTGTCGCGCCATCATCGGCTTTTGCAAAATTGAACTGGCGTTCTGTGGGTTCATCTAAAAACATGCCACTCTCCTATCGCGCTGAATTCATATTTTTATAAGTATCCATAAAATCTTGCTGGCGTTTCCTTTCAGCCATCATGCCGCCAACAAAAGCCGCAGGCACACGCCGTTCAAGCATTTCACGCATATCATCAAACGGCATAACAAACGGGTTGCCATCCTTCCCCCGAATATATTGCGGCGTTGCGGCGTGCGGGTCACCTGCAATGAAGCGATAACCAGCCCCAAATTTAACAGGCGTTGCATTATGAATGGCGGAAATTGCATAGGGATAACCACTTTCTGCAATCGGTGGAATTGGCATTGCCTGTAAGTCTTTTTGCGTCAAAGACGAAATAATCGACGTGAATTTATCGGCAATCACGCCTTGCGGAACAATGGTAGAATAGCCCTTGTATTTAACAAAGCCGCCAACCTGCGCCCCTTCAACGCGGTTCGCACCCATCGCATCTTGCAAGGCGTCACGATAAAGTGTTGTTGCCTCTTTATCTTTTCCTTGAACATTAAAGCGAAACGCCCGAACCTTGTAAACACTATCCGCCATCGCAATAATGCGCGCCTTATCTTCGGGGTGATGGTCAAGTGACAAGCCGATTACATCTTGGATTGTTTCCATCTTTTCAGGCGGCGGGTTGTTCATTTTGACATTTTCGACTTCTTTGACCTTGGCATATTCCGCCATGTCACTAATGGTCTGTTTACTTGCCCCGCCCATCATGAGCATGGCAATTTTGCCAGCTTCATTATCTTCGCCTAAAAGCTCTTTAACGAGCGTTTTGTTTTTAGCCCCCGAACCTTGCAACAAAGCCTGCATCATCGGCAAGGCTTCAGCCCCGCCCTTTTTAAGAACGGTGTTAATTTCATCTTTCTCTTGCGGGCGCAAAATTTGCAAATCTTGCTTAAAATGTGTGGCAACCGCATCTTGCTGCGCGATACGGCTTTGAATTTGTTGCCCAATAGTTTCAACAGGAGCAGAAGCCGAAAATGGCGTTATATCAAGAATGAGATTGCGTGACCGCGCCGCCTGCAAAGCATCGGTTGAAAGCGTTTGCTGTTGCGATTTTAAATGATTGCGCATGAAAAGACTGTCTTCAGCGTGCTGTTTAGAAATGCCAACATCGCCACTTGCTCCACCCATTTTTCGCGCCGCCCAATTAATTACATCTTGAGCTGATTTTCCTCGTAAAAAACCATTCGCCTCTCTAATGCCTTCAGCCTTATTAGCATCACCACCCGCCATGACTAAAGCCGCATCGCCAGAAGGATTAGAGTGAAGCCTTTGCGCCCCGCCTAAACCTGCAAAGTGCGCTAAATACACATTACCAGCGGTTGGGGTTATGCCATAACTCTTTAAGCCTCTTTCATTTTCTTCTGCATATCGCGTTGTCATTTCACGCGACAACGAGGCGTTATATTTCATGTCTATTAATGCCGCATCACTTTTACCATCAGCTACGTCAGGACGATGTTTTCTAAGCATTTGCACCCACGTGCTATCAATGAACTGCCCTAAACCACCCGCGCTAGAGCGGCTGTTTTGAGCATTTGCCTTACCTGCGCTTTCTACGCCGATAATTTTATCAATAACATTATAGCCTCTTGCGGATTGCTCATATTTCTGAATTTCTGCCTCAGCCTCTTTGGGCGATAGCGTGTTTAAATGCCGAACGAATTCAAGTTTTTTCTTTGAATTGTTCATAATATCAACGCCACCCGCGCCTAGCTTTTGCGCTTCGCCCTCGAGCGCGGCAAGTTCCGCCTGTGTTGCTGGCAAGCCATTACGGGCGCGCTCAATCACATCGTTCCATTTATTGCGCAAGTCCGTTTGCAACTTCATGCCCGCAACATCTTGACGCTTGGCGGTTTGCGTTAAACTATCGTCAATCGTTTTAAATAATGACGCATCAACATCTTTCAATTCACCTTTTTGAAACTTGTCACGGAAATTTTGTTGATAGGTGAGAATTTCTTCACCATTCATTCGCGCCGTTTGGGCGGTGACAATTTGCGTTCGCGCATTTACCTTTTCATCGGCAATCATTTTTTCAGCTTGCTGCGGTGTGATATTCCCCGCATCACGAAGAGCTGCAATCGCATTAAGGTTGGTTGCAGTTTTTTGTTCAGCTGCAGCTATCGTTGCGGGGTCATTCGGGTTGCCCATCAACAAACGGGCGCGGTTGGTGTCGTTTTCGTTTGTTTGTCGATAAAGCGAAGCAACACTCTCATTCTTGTCATTTGCCTCTTTAGCCGCATTCACCGCCCTTAATTTTGAGCTAAGCGTTGAGGTGAAATGCGCATTAAAAGCCGCCCCCATTTCAGGCACTAGATGGTCTTGCTCATACCGTTGCTTTAAAGCCTTCATGCCAGATTGAAACTTAACGGGGTCGTCTTTCGAGGTTTCATAAAGCTTATCAACATCAGAACCAAAACTTGCTTGCACGTTTTGGGCATAAAGTGCACTAGCCGCTTGACTTTTACTTCGCCCATAAAGCGACGTATCACTCATTTCTTGCTCTGTTGGCTTATAACCCTCTTGACCAGCCGCAATTTTGCCCGCACGCGTTCCTTCTAATTGCGCTTGTTCATCCGCATAAGCACCAGCCCTAGCCGCGCTTTCATTAAAAAACTTAGCCGCGCTTTCATAGCCAGCCCCTGCCTGCGAAATATTCACCCCCGCCGTTTCATTGCCTGTCGCAATATCAACCTTAGTGGCGAAGCTTGGAATTCCAATATCTTTTGGGCGACGATTGCTCATTATTAACCCCTTCTATTCAGGCTAAGTGCGAAATTAAACAAAGGCGACACTGCGCCAAATAGTGCGCCATCTTGCGTTTCGGAAGCCGCCGAACGATAAGCTGCGGCGCGGGTTTTTAAGCCACTGCGCTTAATCTCTTCGTTGCCACCATCAAGCGTCAAGGCGCGGTTAGCATCATCAATCGCTGCATTTTGTGCCTGTTGCGGTGTGCCAAACGACAAATCAACCCCACCAGAGGCATATGAAACCGATTGCTCACCTAAGTTTTTATAAAGCTGTTGCTTTAAAGAAACACGGCGTTCAACGCCTTTAATGGCTTCCTGCCCCGCTTCAAATTCGGCTTGTCTTGCTTGCTCTTCTAAAGCCTTCGCTTTGGCGTCACCCGCCCTTATCGACGACATCGCCCCCATGAGGCTTTGCGTTCCTTGCAAAAGCGTTGAACCAAAACCACCCCCGCCAAATAGCGAGAATGGCGCGGCGGTTGTGGCAGCACCAGCCACAGGCGCGGCGGCGGTTGCTGCCCCTGTCGTAAGCGAAGACCAAGCGGTTTGCATTAATTCCATGATGACCTCATAAACTTGCTGTTAATGTTATATCGCGCACTTGCAATGCGCCTGGTGAAATTTGCGTGAAAACCGCCTGCGGCTCATAAGTAAAGCCCCTTAAGCCGTTGACTTCAACCTTACGGCTTTGTGGCGCAAGCGGCACGTCAACGGGCACACCCGTATAATAAAGCGGTTGATTGCGCGGGCTTTCGTTGTTCGCCCCCAAAGCAATAGACGTGCTATTCAAAACGAAGGCTTGAACCGTCGTAATGCGCCCCTTACGGCGGTTAACAGTTCGCGTTCCAATTTCACGTGGCAGAGGCAAGGTTTCCAAAATTGGTGCTTGCCATAGCCCAACTGTCACGCTTTCCAAACATTCGTAATCAAGCGTAATTTCGCCTGCAGCAACGGTTTTTGGTTTTTCAACAAAGCCATCATTAATAACATAAACCTCTTGCCCTTCAAAAGCTTCTAAGCCCATGACATTAACCGAATTGTTAATAGGCAAAGTGATCGCGTTATCTAGCCACAAGCCTTTTTCAAAGCGCTCTAAAAACAAGGTATCAACGCCATTGACCTCGCGTTCAACCAAAACATAAATAGCTTCAGAGCCATCAACGGCAATATCTTTAACTTTGCCGTGTGTTTCCCAACGCGAAAACGACAAAACATCTTGCCCTTGAATAAGGGTTGCGACAACCAAAACGCCGTCATCTCTTACCAAGAGATAGCGAGTTGCATCATTATCAGCGTTTGACCTTTGAATATCTGCCCCCACAATATTATCAATTAAATGTGTCGCCAACAAAGACAAAGGGCTAATCGCGTAAGCTTCCGCAACCGCCGTGAAAGAAGCCGAAAAAACCTGTGTTCGGCGTTGATTAACAAAAATTAACCCGCCTTCATTTTCAAAAACAGGCACACGTTGCGAGACGCCATCAGTAGAATTCTTAACCAACGATGGGGCGATCGTTTTGGCTAAAACTTGATTTGAAAGGTAATAAGAACCGCTATCGGTGAAAAACACCAAATGACGCCCAACCTTGATTTGTAAAATCTGTTCCGCGCCGTCTGTATCGAGACCGATGAGGATAGCACTACTGGCACTTTCCGCCGTTGCGTTAAAATCAAAATAATCACCTGTGACAGAAGCCAACCAAGCCGAACGCTTTGATTTGAAACCACCCATGATGAGACGCTCTTGAAAGAATGTTCCACATGAAGGGTAACCGCGCAACGCTGACATAACCGCCTCACCGCCGCGTTTACCTGCCCGTTTACGCCCCGTTGTGATAGCCGCCTTTGAGGTTGAGGTGAAGCGCCCAGTGACAATATATTTTCCGCCTGCATTGTCGCCTGCAAAATCAATCAGTAAACTTTGTGACGTTGGGGTCGTTCCAGTTGTAACAACGGTAACAGTTACCCCCGCTTCTATACCCTGCAAAGCCAATAATTTTGTCTGAAGTTCTGCCGCTGTCACCGCCCAATCAAACGGGTTTGGAATTTCAACGGCTTCCGTTTCTTCGGTGTTAACCGTGATAGTGAAGAAGTGAACAGAGCCAGCAACAGAAGCTTCCCATTGAAAGTTTAAATAATGCTGTTCTGAAATATGGGTATATGAACCCCCATAATCAACTTCAGGCAAATTCTTAAAAGCAACCGCGCTTGTTTGCCATTCATTATCACCCCGAACGCGCTTGATTTGCGTTGGCTCAACATCGTGATGCCATAAAATCAACACATCGAGGCGTTGCGTAAAGGTCATCGATTGAACTTGCGAAGCAGTATGAGGAAGGCTTGAAGCCCCAACAAACACGCCATCACGCCAAATATCGACATGAAAAGGCGATAAAACAAACACATAGCTTTCATCTAAATCATATTTGAATGCCTTTAAACGCGACATCGATGCAGAGGTTTCTTGCAAAGCTCTCATTGACGCCGAAACAACCGTGCAAGCTGCAAGCGCGACAAGGCGAATTTGCGTTGCGAAAATATCTTTTTTAGGCGGCAGAACGAGACGGCGTTTCCGTTCTTTCTCATCACCATCTATCGGCACATTAATATTTTCCCATTGATTGGTCAAGAGGTTAAAAGCTTGCAGACGCAAAGCATCATTGACGCTGGCGGTTAACTTAAAGGTTATATCTGCCCCGCAATGTTTAACAACGCTAGAAAGTGCAACAGTCAAAACAACGTCATTCGCATTAAAGCTTGTTTGCGTTGTTAAAGCACCAGTTGCGCCCAGCGCAACACTTCGCCCCGCATAACCACAATGGCGCGTTCCGTCCATCAGTTTAAACCCGCCTTGCGGCACAGGTTCAAAGCGCGACATTTTGGCGCAAGAAGCATAGAAGCTTTTAACGTCAGTTCTTGCGTAAAGCTCTTCGGCAATTTCACCCGAATTGAAAGAAAGTTGATATGTTCCAGAGCGCGGTATCATGCGTCATACCCTTAAGTTTGGCGTGACTGATAAAGGGAAACGCCGTTAGCGATAGAATGAAGGTGAGGCGCAGAATTTGCGTCTAAAGTGATTGCACGCCCAACTAAGCCGCCTTGTCGATTTTCTTTAGCACTACCGTAAGCCGCCGCATTCCAATATTCCGCAATGTTTGGTCTATCGGTTAAAGGCACAGCAAGCGCGCCAGCTAAAACATGTTCAAAGGCATTAACAAAGTAAGCGGGTAATTCATTTTCATTGGGGCGAAGTTTAAATTCACCCCATAATTTCGTGTAACCGCATCTAATTTCGCCGTTAATAAACCGATAATCGCGGAGCGGCTCAGAAGCAGTTGAAGAACCATAAAGCGCACGCGGGTTATAAATTAGAGCGTTTGAAGGCAACCCGAAACGATAAGGAAAACCTTCCGCAGCGTTAGGGTCAAGCCTGTCGAGTTCAACAAGAAATGAGCAGAAATTCCAATGATAAGAAGAAAGCAAACCATTGATTTCGCTTTCATAAATGCGAGAAGCCGTCTCGCCAATGTCGCTTTCATCGTCAAACGAAAGCACTGGTGAGACACCAAGTCTCACCAGTGCATTATTAATTATCGTTGGTTTATCAATCATCATGCGAAAGCGGCAACCGTTACATCACCCGTAAGCGGAACGGCGGTAACAACGACTGATTTACCAACAGGAATGCCATCTTTAACAGCGGTAATATCAATATGGTCACCCTTCCGAAGCTTGTCGCGCGCATCGTTAAAATAACCAGCCGCAATGATTGCTGCAGCAGCATCATTGCTAGCGTAAAAATACCGCGACAATGTCTTGCCTGTTGTGGGTTCTGTAGAGATACCCCGTCTTAATGCTTGCTTATCATAAGCCATGAGCTTTATCCTTTTCTGTTTTAAACATTGCGCTCTAAAGCACCATTAAATTTGAATGTGCCTTTAGCAATCGCACCAGGCAACAACACTTTAGCTTTGCCAGACATGAAATTCCGTGCAAGCCACGCAGCATGAGTATTTTCATAAGTAATCATCGATTTTAAATCATAATTACACGCAAACCCCAAAGCTGATTTAGACCAAAGAACGGCAGTAAAGCTTGACGCGTCGCCAATAACAGCTTCTTCCCCAAAGCCATTATCAAACTGAACAAGGCTATCAGGAACTTCAAACCAATTCACGCCACGCCATGTTTTCTTTTGCGTCATTTTCGCGAAAGGCAAATCAGCACCGATATAATCAGAAGAAGAAAATTCTTTATAAAGCATGAGCTGGTCAAAAGCTTGCGCAGGAAGCGGGCAATAAATTTCATTCAAATGATTATTCCCCTTTGAACGAACGATAGACGCCAGTTTTAAAGCGTGTTCTGATTTAATATTTGCCGTTGGAGCGCTAATTATATTGCCACCTGGCAAAGCCGCCGCCAACAGTTCTTTAATGTGGATTTCGTCAAATTTACGCCCTAAAGCCATTGCTGCAGCTCTTTGCTCTTCGTCTTTTTGGTTGACGTCCATTTTTTCTAAATCGTCAGCCAAAATCCAAGAGCTAGCATCCCATTCTTCCATCTCAGCTTCTTCGTAAGACTTGTTAATGGTTGCCGCTTGCACCATTTCAACGACTTGAGATTTGCGTTGCGCTTCGCGCTTTTGCGCTAGCATCCAACGCACTTTTGAACCAGTGACTTTAACACCGTGCTGTGCCATGCCTTTCAACAAAAACCCTGTTGATTGTAGGTCATGGATAACGCCTTTTTGGTAAGACGTTGTAAACCATTCTGAGGCTTTATTTGCCATTTGTTTATTCCTTTGTTAAGTTTAAAGTTAAACTAAGCCAAAGATGCCAAACAGCAGAGGGTATGAAACATAAGCCTCGCTTATTTGGGTAAGCCTTAATTTTGTAAGGCTCACCATATTCTTAAATAAAAACCCTTAAGCAGATTTTTTAGCAAATGCCTCTTGCATTTTTTTATCTTGTTCTGCCCGCCAATCCTTATCATATTGCGGTGAACTTGAATTATAGCGCGGGTCTTTGATAATCGCCCCCATTTCAGCTTCGCTTATGCCGTTATGAACCGCACCACCAACCATCACGTTATCGCCTTTGTTCATGCCACGCATTGCAAGCAACAAATTATTCATATGCCCCATATTAAGGTTAGACTTGATATAATCCGCCGTTTCTTTGGAAACTTCTTTTTGCGCCACCATGCCGTCTAAATAGGCTTTGTTATCAGAGATAACTTTTTCGGCTTGCCCTTTCCGTTGGTTATCTGGCGCATCAGGCGCAATGATTTTAATTTCAGCATCGATATTATAAGGAGCTGCTAATGTGCCTTCTTTTTGTAAGCGTTCAATCGATTTATTTAAAAACCCGTTGAACTGCGTTTTAGACATGCCGTTTTCAAAGGCGTAACCTTTCATATCTTTCAAAAAAGCGTTATCTTTTAATTCCGCCTCATAAGGTTTTAAAGCTTCAGAGACAGTTAATTCATAACCATCAGCATTTTGCGGCTTATCACCAATGATTTTTCTAGCACCAGACCAAGCCGCAAACGCCTTATCAAGCGTTTCATTTTGGTCTTTGCCCTTTAAATGGTCAGGGAAATCTTTCGGCATATAAAACGAAGGCGAGGCGGGAGTTTGCGGCGTCGCTGGATTTGCAGGCGGCTGGCTATCCGCAGATGGAGGCGCAGCGGGATTTTGCGGCGCGGCTGGAGGCGGCGCATCAGCGGCGGGCATTTCAGGTGTTGCTGGCATTACAGGTTCAGACATGGGTTATTCCTTTGAGGTTGAAAGAGAAAGTATAAAGTTAAACATTTCGCACCGCCCGTTATGGGTTGCGTGGTGCAAAGCGAATTGCTCTAAAGGCAAGCCGCCAGCATCAATACGCGTTCGAACCGAGCTATCGGCTAAAAAATCAAGCAGGGTTAAATATTCTTCGGTTTTAATCAAAGCTTTTGCAGCCATAATCGCGCGCGCCCTTTTGGCTTGCAGGCGATTGACATCATCAAGGCTAAACGAGGCATTAGCGTTTAAATTGCTCAAAGCCTCCTGTAAATTAAAGCCACCCGCCCGCTCTAACAGCGTTGAGGTTGCCTGCGCGTTAAATGGCTCTTCATTTTTACGGGGCGTTAAAATCTTATCAGCCATTACATCACCGTCTGTTGAGGTTGAGGCTGAGGCTGCCCTTGCGCTTGTGGTTGCCCACCACCGCCCATCATGCCGCCTAAAGCTTCAGGATTTTGCGTCACAAATTCAGCCATTTGCTGCATGGCGGCTTGCTGTTGCGCTTGCTGTTCTTGCTGTTTTCGCTGTTCATCCGTAATGATAAACCGTGTAGGCACATCAAAATCACGCGCCATTTCGCTATAAATACCGTTCACATCAACTTGACTTTGTGGCGGAACGCCACTCGCGCTTAAGACTTGCAGATAATCTAAAACAGATTTCCAGCGCGTCAGTTTTAATGTTTGCGCAAGCGGGCTTAAAATCTCAATGCCAAGCATGAGCAAATCAATATTCAGCTTATTATCAATCAGCTTTTTACGATAAAGCACCCCCATGACACGCTGCACGATAAACGTATTAAGCGGTCGCACAAAGCGTGTTAAGGTGTTAAACCTAATTTCTTTCCCGTTGGTTTTACGATAAACAACTTCGCTTGCGGAGAGCGGGGTTTTTCCCCGTTCAGGCAGATTATCTTCATATAAGAAATCACTTACCGATTGTTTTAATTCACTGGTGAGCAACTGCCCAACCTGCATATTATTGCCGCCGCCTAAATCAAGCTTTTGAACATCAGCCCCCATCACGCCGCCCGTATATTGCACAGGCCAAAATTTACCTGGCGATAAAGGCGCAGTGTTCGGGTTGAAGGCACCTCCTGCCTTATAAATAAAAACCCCTAGCATCGACAAAGCCGAAGCCTTTAACATCATCTCTTTTGCAGTGTTTAAGGTTTTAATATCAGGCAAAGCATTAAGCAACGGACCACGCCCCATATTCTCACCTGGTATGCGAGAAAATGGAACGGCAATAATCGGCTGCTCATCAAATTTTTGTTCGGCAATCGGTTTTTCTGATTTTTCAACATAGGCGCATAATCGCCACTGCTTACCTTCTTGATAAAAATCTTGGTGCAAAGTCACCTTCTCATTGCCGTCTTCGCCATTGGCTTTCATAAAATCAGCGGGGAAGCTTCCTTCAGGGTAATTTTCCTTGATTTGGTTTTTGGTGAATGTGGTTTTCCAATAAACCGCCTTTGTATCACCCGCATTGTTTAGCGTCACGGCGCATTGATCAATCGGAATATTTAAAAACTGAATGGGGTCATCTTCGCTTTGTTGCTCAACAATCAGCATCACCGCCATGCCAATCGCTAAATCGACACCCATTTCATTAACGCAATTATCAAACCCCCCCTTCAAAAAGAACGGCTGCATTACGTCTGAAATCTCTTCAAGACTTGCGTCATAAGCTGCAGCCTCTTGACCAAGAGCCTGCCTTGCGATTGGACCAAGCGTCAATTTAAAAAACGGTTCACCTGGTGGAAAGAAATCTTGCTGAAATTGCGCCGCAAACTTTGAAAGTGCTTTAATGGCTGTCGCGTCAAATATTTCACGTTTTTTATGTGCGTTTGAAGAACCGTAAACATTTCTTTGCGGGACACAATAGGCATAGCACTCGTCATAAATTGGTTGCCAAACATCACGCTCTGCCCAAGCCGCCGTATTATTTTGTTTTAAGCGTTTAAAATCCATTGTTTAGCCTAACGTATTATCAGTTAACCCGCCATCAGCACCCGAGACAAGCGCACGCCGACCTGTTTTAGGTGCTAAAAGCCCCGCGCTATCTCGCGCCTGCAAGGCTTGGTTTTCTTGCGCCACCTGCTCTTGTCGCGCTTGTGCCACCTGTTGCTGTTGGCGCGCTGTTTCAGCAGCGCCATTATCGCCGCCGCCACCCGAAAAACTACTAAATAAGCCCATTGCTGCGCCTGCTAGTGTTAAAACCTGTGCCATTTTTACCCCTCGTAAACAAAATAAGTGTCAAGTTCAGTCGTTCTTTTGAAATGAATGAGCTGGCACAATCTTTGCCCAGCTTCATTCCCCTTCAAAACATGCGCCCTATATTTTTCAATATTTAACTCATACCGCCATTTTTGCAGCGTTAAGTTAGCCAATCGCACCAAGCCCAGCATATCTTTTTGCAAACTTTCAGCGTTAAGCCCTAAAGTTGCCACCTCAAAAACATTGCCTTCAGGAAAGGGCATAGCAAGCAAAACCGCTAATGTTCCGCGCTTACTATCAACAAATGCCGCCGAATGAGCGCAGGTTGCTTGATAGGTTAACACGCGATGGTTCATCGGCTTTAAGCCTGCATAGCGTTGACTTAACGCGATTATGTCAAAAAACGGCGCAGGGGTTATTACGTCCATAACGAATGAACATCGAAATTGAGTGAGTTACCCTGTTGATTTGGCGGTTCAAAATAATTGCCGCGCCCACCACGCGCCGCCAAGTTAACCACTGAACTAACCCCTCGCACACCCAGCAAGCCATATTGCAGCGCATCATGCGGGTTAGAATATTTGTTTTTTTCAGGTCTATCCTCAAACCTATCACCCTGCCCAGATTTTATCCGCCGATATTTATAATGCGCCGCAAAGCCTGCAATCAGCATCTTGCAACAAGGGTCGATAATTAAACCCGCCGTTTTTGCGTCAATTTTGTAATTCAAAGCATGGCGCACCGCCTCTTGACGCACAAGCGGCTCTTGCGAAGGCGCAGGCTCTACAGGGTTGCCAAGCGCAAAGCCTAACGCTGTTGCCCAAGAGAGGTCAGAATTGGCTGTGTCAGCCCCATAGAAGCCTGCAGGGTCAGAATAATACCTACCCTTAGGCAAGCCTTTAAAACGCGTTTCCATGACGTATAAAACCATGCGCACAAATCGCTCAATACCCGTGCCACCTTCAGGCGCAAGCTCATCGTAAATACGAACTTGACCCGATGGCAAGTCTTGAAAGAATATCGCAGCAGGTCTTAAGCCTTGGTCAAAGCCAATGTTCAATGGAATGTTCGGAACGGGCTTTAACGGCTCTTGCGCCACATGTGTTCTTAAATCAAACTCAGCACCATAGACAGGCTTGCCATCTTGCGCAAAAGCAGGAAGCCCATGAACGAACCTTTGCACGTCATTTTCTGTCATGCTAGCGGCGTCTTCTTGATAGCTTTGCAGCGACTTACCCTTGCGGTTCTCCCCTTCAGGCGACAAACCCGAAGGCTGGTGAAAGAAATTCACCATGCGCTTAGCACCTTCAGGAAGGTTTTCTTGGAAAGTTCCCTTTTGACAGGCAGCCCATAAAGGGTGGTCAATATCGGTAGGGTTAAAATCAACGCAAACCATACGCGGCACACCCTCATAAGGCTTATGATATTCGTGAATATCATCAAGCGGCGGGTAACGCCCCGTTCTTGAATAAAGAAACGGAATGGCGCGCGGCGAAATGGTATCGCCTTCATTTAACCAACCAATCGAAGGCTCATAGCCCTTCAACGCTTCTTCAACCGTTTGGTCACCCAAAGCGAAAAAGTCCATGCTAATATCAATCGGCAATTCCTTGCCTGCAAATTCAGGCGGCACATTGGTTTTGCGAATAGTCGAAAGCTTGATAACGTGCTTTGCGGGTCTATCTTGACCACCCGAAAATTCAGGATATTTATCAAGCGGGAAAAAGTGCAGCCATGAGCGCAGCATTGTTCTGTAAAGCGTTCGGTAATTATCCTTAACGCCAACACCAGCCACGCGAATTCGCCCGTCTTTACAAACAGGTGCGACCTGCGCCGCGTAACGAATAATTTTGAAGATTGACCCAATCGTTTTACCAGAACCCCCTGGACCCGAAATAATATCAACAGGACCTGCCGAATAAATATAAGCGGCACACACAGGACCTGGCGGGGTGTAAGACGAAAGCGAATAAAGCTGTTGACGCGGAAATTTCAAATCATAGGCTTTTTCAAGTTCAGCGAGAACCTTCTTAACATCTTCACGCATGACCCGCCCCCCCTAAACCCTTAACCCTCACCCCTTTTATTTCGATTTTTTTTTCAGCCGTTTTGAAAAGACAAACTCCCGTGTGTGTCAAACGCAACACCCCTAGGAGGGGGGCGCGGTTGGAATTTTTGAAACTCGCGGAAAAATTTCGCGCCGCAGCAGGCGAAAGGGCGGGGGGGTCTATCGATGTCTCCCCCCTATAAGTGAAACGCAACTGATTTCTAATCAGTGGTATGAGACATACTAACCCGTTGATTTTAAACGGAAACTTGCGCTTTGTGCGACTGTCAAGCGTGCGACTGCTATTTCTACGCCGTGTTAACACATTGAAAAACAATGATTTTTTCATGGCGATGGCTCACTTTCATGAATGGACATGACACCGTCATCTCTTGCGGTTCGATGCGCTGTGAACTCACCACCCTCAATGACGATAAGCCCGCGCGGTGTATCAGGTGGCAACTCAATCGCGGTAGGTGTTTTCTGATGCAAATAGGGCAAGGCATAGAACGCCGCACGTTGCATGAAGCTGAACGCCTCACCACGCGACACACCCAACTCCTTCGCCAATTCCTCAATATCACGCGAATAGGTGCTTGCGAGAAACAAAAGCGGGTCTTTGAACCCGTTATTCGCGATGAAAGAGCGCATCTGTTCGGTTGACCGATTGACCCGCCCCTTTGGTCTGCCCCGTGACCGCTCGACCTCTGAACGATAAAGCAACGCCTCATCTTCCTCATTCATCAGCATATCAAGCTGAAAATCCGCGCCACTTGCCAAATTTTCACCACCAGCGGGCGCGTGTGTGCCATCCGCAACACCCCTCAATTGGTCAATCTCATTGCCTAGTGCCGACTTGTTCATATTTGCCCTAATCTATATTCGTTTTATAAACTTGGAAGAACGGGCGTTAAGCAATTATCTGAAATTTGCAGCGTTTTTGTTCGTTTTAACGGAAATCACCCAAAATCAACGCCATTTATTATGTTTGGAAAATCGGCATAATATCGGCATAATAGCTTTTTTATTATATATATCAATATATTATAGAGTATTATTATGTTATTATGTTATTATGACGTATTTCCTCATACGCGCGCGCAACCGCATAAACAGCTCTATTGCTCATAATAACATAATAACATAATAAATGGGGTTTAAGTCATTGTAAAATAGATAAAATAAAATATTATGAGCAAATTATGACCTTGCAACCTTCATAATAAATATACACCCGAACCCTTCGGCACCATGACTTAATCGATTTATACCACACACCCCACACGCTTAAGGCGAAGCCTCATTCTGCCCCTTAACCTAACCTAATGGGTAGGGGTAAGGGGTTGAGGGGGTGAATTTGCGCCTGTTGCGCCTGTTGATAACTTTAGGTGGTTTAACAAAATTTATTGTTATTATTCAACGTGTTAATCTATGGTCAAGGGGGTTAAAAAACAGCGAGTTAAGTGGAGTTTTCACACTAGAATATTTTTTTTATTAAAAATAAAGCCCCTCACGGGGCTTTAAAAAACGATGGAAACGAAACGCTATGCGGCTTTATGAACTCTCGTCACCTTGGCGACAGTGTTCAATGAATGCCTCAACAAGCCCAACGATTGCCGCGCCAACACCAACGCCAGCGATGAATTGAAGTGAAAAAATGAAATCAATCATAGCGAAGCCCTCCGTAAGTTATCATAGGCTTTTGCCGCAACATAAGCGTAACTCATGGGGATAGATTTACACGCCACAGCCGCCCCATCAACATAAAGGTTGCCACCCCACCGCACACCCTTCAAATTATGCAGGAAAAGCGTATATTTGCCAGCAAAGCGCGTTCCAGCGTAAAGACTATCAAGCCATTTGCTTTTATTGGCAACTTTCAGGCAATTTTGCTCATAATCAACTTGAATGCCCGCGCGTTTGACAATATCAATCACGCCTTGATAATCGAAGTCCTCGTCACCGCGTGAATTCATGAGGTCGATGAGATAAACGCAAAGCGGAATGCTATCATTAAGCAAAGCAGTTGACGCCAAAAGATGCGAAAGACACTCATTCGCGTCTCTTTGCGCAGGCGACAAGTCATTTTCAGGCAAAGGAGAGAGCTTATGCAGACGCGCGAGGGCGCGGGGGCTGGCTGGCGAGGTCGCATCGATGGGCATTTCAGGCAAACCTAATTGCACCCACATTTTACGAGCAGCATTTTGCCCATAAACGCGCGAAGCCGCGTTAACTGCCTGTAATTTAAGTGAAAAGCTGCGTTGGTCGAACTTATCCTGTTCAGTTGGGGCTAAAAAAGAACTGCCTGCTGGCAGTAAACCACCCGTTTCTTCGCCCTCTTCAAGGGTTGAGGTTCCCATCGATGTAAAATCATCATTTGGTAAACGCACCCCCGAAGGCGTGGCATTGAAGAAATGCGCATAAAGCGCATCATAGCAATTGCGTTGATAAGCAATCACCTTGTCACGGGCTTCGGGCTTCACGCGGTCAGGGTTGACTTTAAACAGCCAGCCGTTGAGATATTTGAGCGGCAGCATGAGCATTTTATATTGCTTTCCATCCGCACCAGTTGAGGCGCTCTGCACCACAACTGAATTTAAAACCGTATCATTTCCCAACTTCTCGCTTTGGCTTTTCCAATTTAGAGAAAGAGCTTCGGCTATTGGGCGCAATGAAACATGAGGTTGATTGTTTAAAAGGATATATGGGATTTTTATTGTGTCAAATGACACATGGGTAATTAGGTCACTCATGGTGAACTCCTGTTGTTGAGTTAATATAACCCAACACCAACCTACTAAAGTTGGTGGTTGAGCGAATCGCAGCGTTAGTAGCCTTGTCAACAGGTAATCAAGGGTGCAAAAGCACCACCGCGACCGCCCAACCATAAGGAGTGAGTGTTACATGTTGACAATTAAGCAGGCTACTACCCCTGCATTATCGTTGATTTTACGACAACAAGCAGAAATTATCACATTTATGGTAAATTACAAGTTAAATATAAAAAAAAATCTTTTTTATTTTCAAATTTATGGTAGAAAAATAATTGCATCATCAGGTTAAATCCTGCAACTTGCACCAACGAGGGTCAAACATGACATTAGCTGAAAAAATTGATGAAAAAACGGCAGGGAAGCCCATGAGTAACCAAGAAACACGTCTCACCCGCATTGAAATTCTTACAGAAATGGTTATCGCCCAACGTTTAGAAGACAGAGAACGCTTTGAGATTGAGCGGAAAGAAAACAAAGAGCGGTTTGAACGCATTGAAACCCGCCTAACCTCACTTGAACGGGGTGTTGATAAGCTCAGTGTTAAATTTACAATGAGCGCCGCTTTTTTAACAGGCATTATTACGCTTGCAACAGCCTTTCTTAAATTTTACAAATAAAAGTCAGCTTAACGAAAAATCACCTGTGTTATTAAATATTTACAAGACGATGTGTTAGGCATCCATTGTTGCCCTCTTTGGGCGTTTCCTCCCTAAACAAACTAAACCCCGCGCAGGCGGGGTTCTTTTTAAAGCAGTGTAGAGCATTGGTAGCTCGCTTGGTTCATACCCATGAGGCAGCAGGTTCAATTCCTGCCACTGCAACCAAAAACCCACCCTTCTTATCATGCCCCACCCTCATCTCAAAACCTCACCCAAGCAACAGTTGTTAAAAGCCGCTGTTTAAGGGGCAGGTTAGCAATCAAATTCAAATATTTCAAATGAATTTCATGGCGTCTATTGCCGTCGATAACGGCGTGCGTCATTGTTTTTGTCATAATTTCACTCATATTTTTTCTTTCTCTAAGTTATTTTTTACATAGGTTAATGCTAAAACTGATAACGCCCTAGATTTGTTTCGTCTCAGAAAGTCATTTGCAGCGCGGAGTAAGCTATTTTCTTCCTCAAGCTCTTTAATTCGCTTCCTCATGGCGATAAATTCATCACGGGTTTTGTGGTTCATTGTTCTTCTCCTCAGGCAAGGGTGACTTGGCATTCAATTTTTTCGATGAGCGCGGCGGGTGAACAGTGAGGTTCAGCCTATCGCGTTTCTTTTCTTGCGAGGCGTCGATAATGCCTGCATATTCTTTAAACGCCTTGCTATGCTGGCTTAAAAAATCGAATATTCTAATGCTTTGCGCCAGCCCTGCCACTTGGCAATCAACCGCGCTATGCTGGCGCAATTTTGTTTTTTCAGCCAAAACGGATTTTAACTGCTCACGGCACATTTCAATCGAATAACGCTTAGGGTTTTGTTTAAAGCTCATCGTCACCCGCCTCCTTTGTTTCTTCGCCTGTCAGCTTGTCAAATTCAAACAGGTCAAGAAACAACCCACGAACCGAGTTTGAATTAACCATCATGTTTTGACCATTGCCTCTATCTTTAATAATAATTGTGCTTGGTGCTTGCTTCAAAGCATTGACCCAGCCGCCAGTATTCCAGACGGTGTCACGAAAACCATTGTCGAGATGCGGCGAAGCGTTAGGGATAAACAGCATTTCACGCCGCGTTGCCGTGTCAACTTTTATCGTTAAACCAATGAGGTTTAGCCGTTCTCTCGCATGTTTGAGGTCAAGGTCTTTTAGCTTGAAATCTTCTAAAATTTTGCCAACCGTTGGCGCATTGCCTGCTTTGAATTGGTGAATTGTGATTGTTAACAACCGATTGATGCACCGCCGCCAATTTTCGCCAGCTTCCGCCCGCTCTTCCGCTGTTAGAGCGGCAATAATTTGAGCATCATGAAGCAATTCGCCTGAATAGACATCAGAATTAGCCATATGCTCGTCACCTAAAACGAGATGCGCGGCGGCAATCAACGTGCCGTAAGTGTCGCACCCGCGTTCATCCATATTAGCATCACGCAAGGCGTCTTTCCACATATCAAGCAGCCGTTGCCAATCGTCATAATGCTGCATGATTTGCCGAATGAGCATTCGCCCCGCCGTATCTTCATTAATCGCAATAGTGCTTTTCTTCACCTTGCCAAGCTTACCAAGGTTGAGAATTGCCATGCGGCTTTTATCTTGGGGCGCAAGGGGTGGCGGGTTAATCGCTGAAAATATAAACGCACTCCGCAACGTAAATTCCGTTCCTTTGTGGTCAGCACCCCCTCTATTCATTGTTCCGCCTGAAGCGGCAACACGCGCCAAATTAATCACGCCTTGCGCCTTGCGGTTATCAACTTCACCCTCAAATTCGTCTAAAGCGACCCCGAGGCAATCTTGCCGAATGACCTGATATAGCCCTGCAGGCGTTGTATTTTCAGAACGCAGCAACGTATTTGACAAAACCTTTTTTATCACATCTTGCAGGGTTGATTTACCCGTTCCTTTGTCACCTGTAATGAAAAGATGCGGACGCCAAGCCAGCGAAGCGCCCATGAGGCTACAGACCATCCAGCCTAGCACAAGAACAGGGTCTAAAGCAGGTTTTTGCCAATTCCACGTTTTAAACAAGGCAAGCAAATCTTTGGCAGGGCTATCATCATAATCAACGTCAGTTTGATAGGGGGCGATAACCGAAGGCATCGCCTGATAAAATATCCCATCATATTCAGAAGGCAACGCTCCTTGCATTTTACCTTTTTCAAGCCGATAAATCAGCTTGCCCGAATGCCATAAAAAACCCCCGCTTTTATCTTTCCAAGCACCACGCCCGCGAACGCGGTCTTGAAGCTCGAACAATCCACGCATACCACAGGCTTGAATAAGTGCCTGTGTTGCCTCATCATTCTGAACGCCGTTTATGGCGGGGAAGGTTTCACCATCTATTTTAACGACATGCTTTTCAGAAAAGCGCGGGAAAGCCCAGCCTAGAAAATTAGGGGTTAAAGCAAACAGAATTTTGAGCTTATTTTTCCACTCACTGGATTTGACCTCTTGGATTTGCCCCAAAGTATCAACTAAATAACAGACATCACCCTTAATGCCTAAAGGGGTGACGGGGCAGTTTTTAGGCAGAATAACTAAAGACTTATCGTCGCGCCATTTACCCGCTGCAATGCCATCACGCTTTTCGCCAGGTGCGGGGTCGCTTAACCGTGTTTCGGCAACAACAACCTCTTGCACGTCAAGCCATGCCGCGCGTATAGAGTTAACACCGCGTGCCATGAGTTTATCTTTCAGGATAGAGAATGGTTGATTTATAAGTAGCGCGTATAAGCTCAACAAAAACAAAAAAAGCCTGCTTCTCAAAATTTGAGAGTTGGTTGTAAGAAGCAGGGTTGCTAACAAATTTCATTTTTTTTGCCAAATCCCAAATCGCATAAATGCGTGAATTCCCCGTGCAAGCAAATATTAAGAATTCTGAAAAACGCTCACGCCCCTCGCAGCTCTTCGTTGTTGCGACGCATCGCGCCTCAACCGCAAAAATGATTGAATAGCCAAATTCAAAATCAACAAGAACTTGCGCAGTGGCAATAATATCTTTATTTTCCATCATCACGCCCTCAAATCATCGTTGAAATCACCAAGTTGCGGCTGCAAAACGGCAAAGCTCGCATTACAAAGCTCACATTGTTGCCGAAGCACCTCTAAAACAACCTCACGCTGCTTTATCGCATGTTCTTTCGTATCTTTATCAATGGCAACAATAATGCCATTTATCATGGGGTAATCAAACAGGCTAAAATTGCCAATATTACCTAAATCTAAACAGGCAAAAACACGCGCTTCAGGCAAGGCGAAAGCAAGCGAAAGCCCTGTTTCCAGCCCTTCGCACAAAACTACTTTGTCTTGCAGCCCTTGCTCCGCCAATTCTTCAATCGTCAAACCTGTCGCACCTTTGGAAAGCCGAACAACCCCGCCTTTTTTCTCGCCAAGCATGAGCTTTGGCATTGAAACTTTAAGCTTGCTTGCACCATTAGGCTCTAAAAATGTGCAATGAACCCCGTGATATTCGCCATTCGCTTGACGAATAGGAGCAACAATCGCAGGAACCGAGCGCTTTTCATCACTTGCCCAATGTCTTAACCGTGGAGCAATCCGCAAATCATCTTCAGGGTATTCTATTTTTCTGTAATTTATGCCACGGTTGAGAAAATATGTTTCAACAAGAACCCATGCAACGTCACCTTTTGGCTTGGCATTGAAATAAATTTCACGGGCGCGGTCACGCCGTTTTAAACGGTCTTTTTCTTCATCTTTATTTCGCGCCGCCTGTTGCGCCGTAAGCTCTTGCTTTTTTTGCTTAACCTGTAAAGCGGTTGGCTTGTCATGCGAAAGCCCCAAATAATTTTTAGCCCACGCCAATATTTGCACCATATCTTTAGGGTTTCTATGGTCTAAATTATAAACATAGCCAATGAGCATAAACACATCGCCTTTTTCGCCACTGTCAAACTCATTCCAGCTGCCAATTTTATCGCCACTAACCTTAATAGAAAAGGACGTTGCTGATTTTTCGCCAGCGCGTGTTGGGTTAGGTGCTTTATACCAGCCACCCATCTTTTTTCCACGCGGTGCTAAGGTTTGAGCAACCCCTTCAATATCGGCAAGTAACATGGATTTAATATCATGAATGCTATAAGTCATGCGAACACCCTCCCGAATATTTCCCGCTCTAAAGCTTGAACGTGCATTTTAGTAAGGCTCTCATGCCTATCGTCGCGCTTATCGGCTACTTTTTCAACAGCCTGCGTCACAGCAGCCGCCGAAATATTCAATATTTTGGCAATGCGTGCATTGGTAAAATCATAATAGGTAATCAAAGCATATTGAACGATAGGACGCACACGCATCAGCTCAGTATTCTTTTTTTGCGTTGTCTCATAAACAAGCGGGTTTACATCCATCACTTTTAAAACGAGCCGTTCTAGCCCTTTATAAATCGCAATATCAAAATGAGCAGGCAAATTAGCTCGGCATTTAGCGTCTGCTAAATTTGCAGCAGGCTGATAATCGCTTAAACGAACGACATTACTTTTCATACCAGCCCCCGAGATTTAAACGTGCTTAAAATGCGATTTTCTTCAGCAACGATGAAAGGCTCTAATTTTTCAACAACCGAAACAAGGTTGACTTGACGCTTGTCTTGTTTTGGGACGAAAGCCTTAAAATGACGAATATCGCTATTTGTTACCCCGGTTGCGCTAGCCACATCGCAAACACGCAAATTTAAAATTTGCGCACGCTCAAACAGTTCTAAAAATTTCTGATGATAAGAGTTAGTTGACATTTTAATTCTCTTTTTAGCTAATAAATTATCTATTTTTTTATAATAAATATAAAAAAACATAATGTCAAATTATATTTTATAAAAAATGCAAAAAAATTTAGTCTTTTTTATAATGATGCGACTAGCGTTTTTATAGAAAGGAAACATAAAATGTTTTTGAAAAAAGAAGAATTTAAGCTTTGGCTTGAAACATTAATGCAGCGCAATGGGCTAAGCCCCGTTGATATAGAGAAAAAAACAGGGCTGGCAGCCAGCACAATTTACAAATGGCTTGACCTTACATCGAAGTCTATGCCGACATTTAAAAGCATTGAAAAACTCAAGCCAGCCTTCCCTTATAATAGTTTTGATATTTTAATTCCCGATAAAGAAAAGGAAAAAAAATTTGAAGATGTTATAGATTGCCTTCCAGTTGAAGGGGTTGAAATGAATGAATTTAACTTTTTCAAGCAAATCAATAACGATAAGCTTAAAATGACAGGCTGGCTTGATGGCGATATGATTATGTTCAATTCATCATATTTTTTTATATATATAACAACATGATAACTGTATTTTTAGTTAAGCGCATCGTCGCACGAAGTAGCCTCGTGCGACGACAAACAATAATAAGTCGCACACTAAACTAAAGGCTTAGCACAAGCGCGTAGCGGAACTAGCGTAGTAAAATCAAAGTTTAACATAAATGATTTCATTGCATTAAATTTCGTATCCATATCAGCAACATCGCCAAAGCCACGGTCTGCAGCCTCTTTATTAACCCATTGATTAGGGTCAGTTCCCGCTTGGAAATTATAATCACCTTCATCAAATTTTTGCATATTTGATTTTAAATTTTCCAACGCGTCTAACACTTTATAAGCCAGGTCCTGCGCTTCAGCGACTTCATTTTTTTTCTTGATTGCTTGAGGCATAATGCCATCTCCTTAGGTTAAGTTTAGTTAATTTGAATATGCGCACAGGCGCAAACTACGAATAGCACTCAATAATAACGACACCCGCGCCGCCATCGCCACCTGCGCCGCTATTGCCGCCCTGCGGGGCTAGCAACACATCGACGCCACCGCCTCCACCACCGCCGCCGCCAGCACCGCGACCGCCGTTGCCCCCCGCCGCGCCTATACCTGCTGCTGCACTTCCAGAGCCACCGCCTCCACCACCGCCGCCATACCTAGAACTCGTTGCGCCATTTTGCCCAGCCAAAGCAACAGCACCGCCAGCGCCGCCAAGCGTTAAAAATTGAGGCAAAGTTCTTGCCCCTGGTGAGCCAGCCCCACCCGAATTCGCAACGTTGGCAGATGTTAGCGCCCCACCACTGCCGCCAGCCCCGCAAGCATTGCCTGCGTTAACGATTGCGACAGCACCTGCAGAGAGCGATGATGCTGCCCCATTATTTGAGACACCAACCGCACCAACCCCGCCAACGCCACCGCTAGCAGCCCCCGCGCTGCCGCCTGGTCCACCGAGACCACCAAAGGCTTGCAAATAATCGCCAAACTTTGTCACCCCACCAGGACTGCCAGCGCTGCCATTTGTCGAGGCGGCAACAACAGAAGCGCCACCAATCCCGCCAGATGGAATTGTAATTGCGATAGGGAACACCAACTCCCCCACTTCAAACGAATATTCACTATAACCACCAGCGCCGCCGCCACCGCCGCCGCCGCGTGTACTTCCACTTGCTCCTTTTCGACCAGAACCGCCACCGCCACCGCCGCCAAGACAAATCACCCTTAAACGCTTTGCATTTGCTGGCGCGGTGTAATTTGATGAAGCTGTAACAATCACTGTTGTTTTGGCTAGTGTGGGGATATGAACATTTGGGACAACACCACCCACATTTAAGGGCGCATAGCCACCAGCCTCGCCTTTTTCAGAACTATCCTGCTTTCCGTCTAATGCTGCATTCATTTGCAACAATGTTACTGGCTCTAAATCAGCCTCTGCATTTCCACTTAAAACTAACGCCCCCGTTAGCTCCCCGCCACTTTTATTAAGCTTCCCAGCCAATTCGCTTGACAAAGCAGCCCCTGCGCGTGCGGCGGTAAAATAAAGATTAATATCACCTTCTTCCAACTCATCAGTTGATTGAGGTTTTTTAGCTAGCTCTTCATAAACACCCGAGGCTGCATTCCATGAATAGACCGCAAGCTTTTCTAAATCTTTATAAAGCCTCCCCTCATCGCCAGCGGCAGGAAAACTCGCAAAATTTGCGAAATCTAAAACATCGTTCGCATCACTTAGCTCTTGCTGAAGAGCTGGCGACAATATACTTGGAGAAGGCGAACCAATAGAAATATGTTTCATTTCGACACCGTAAATAAGCTGTTATCGTGACGGGCGAGCAACCACTTTTCATCGGTTGAATAGGCAGAAAATGTGTCGCCGACATGAACCAGTGAATGACCATAAGCTTGCGCAAGCGTTGGCTGCACACCAATACTTATGAGGCAAGCACCTGCATTAAGAGAAATGTGCATTTCACCCGTTCCTAACGACACCCAACCATCAGATGGACTTTTAACCATACCTTGTGTTTGCATTTCAAACTCCTTTATCTTTTTTTTACTGCTTCTAAAACGGCGGATAACGTCGCTTCAATTCTTGCATTCGCGAGCTTTATATCGTTGATACTCCGCTCTAAATGTTCATTTTTATCTCTTGTTTGCGCAAGGTGTTTTTCAACGTGTTCAAGGCGGTTATTGAAGGTTGTGTAAGCGTAAGTTCCTGCAATCGTCACAGCCAGCACAAATGCTAAAGACTGGCGAGTGCCTATGCTGACAGTGCCGTTAATTTTTTCCATCGCTAGAGCCACCCCTCTTTAATATAGCAAAGAAGCCACAAGCCATGGCAAAAACGATAAAGTAACCTAATATATCGATAACACTTAAAGTCACCGGCATATTCCCCCTATAACAAGCAACGAGCAAAAGCTATCGCGCCAGTCATTAGCTTTCCAGCCAAGCATGAACACGCCCCAAGCGAGACCCGCAAGAATTACCAATTTAACAAGTGTCAGTGCAAGCGGAACAGCTTCAAACGCACCATCGAAAAACGCTTTGATTTTTTCCATCATGCACCGCCTTTCTGAATATCAGGCTTGCGGTAACGCTCCCAAATCATATATCCAAAAGCCGCGATAATGAGCAACGTGAACGCCGCATTAATTGTTGTTTGAAAATTGAGTTTTTCTGAAAGCTCAACGACTAACCCTTTTAAATCTTCTGCTTTAGTGAGT